ATATGCTTGGTCTTTGTAAAATAAAAGTTATAAGATAGGTTTCACCTGTTCTTACTTCTTCTAATACTTGGCTAGCTGCTTCTTGGTAGCTACTACCTGATCCTGCTGTATGTCTTAATTGTGAATTACTTATTGCCCATCTATCATCTGTTCCATCTCCTAGTGTCCAATCTGACGCAGTTGAAAATGTACCGTTAGATACAAGTTCAGGATCTATTTTACAGTCATCATAAAGTATGTTTACTCTACTATTAATTAGAAACATATAATCAGTAGGTAGGTCAAAGTCTTCATAGTTTCTAGCGGGATTTGGAGTAACAACAGTGTCTAGATAGTCTAAAACTGTAAGAACTCTTAAATCATCCACTCTTTTTTGAGAACCATGAAGACCCTGTCTTTTAGGATCTGAGGCAAAAAAGAATCTTTGTTTTACAAATCTTTCTTGCATTTTGTTCAAAGCAAAGTCTATCTCTTCCGGCAAAAATGTGTCGAATGAGTTAGACGCTACTTTTTGCAGCCCCTGTTCTACCGCATGATGCATTTCTAATACTGTCATTCACTGAATGTTTTTAGACGAGCTTTCAAAGTAGCATAGACTTCAGAGTTCTTTTTATCTTTTAGATATAGAACTGCTTCTTCTAAACTATTTCCAATAGTCTCATCACCATTTAAATAACTTTGTCCTACCCTGCGTAATACATCGTTAGATAAACAATCTTCAATAAACGCTTGGTATTCAATGTTCTTATCGGTTGCATACATTAGAAATTCAGATGGATTTGAATCTAGTTCTCCTTCTAAAGTAATCTCCTTTTGTGTTTCATCCATAGTTTTAGGATTATATCCATAAACTAATAAAAGTTGATTTACTTTAGCTTCATCTGCACTTAACTTAATAAACTCCTTGTAAGCTTCTTTTCTACTTTTGACTCCTTGAGCTTGTTTTTCTTTCTCAATTGCAGTGTCATAAATAAAATATCTAAACTTTTTATTAGCATATAAAGTCTCTTCATCTTTAGCAACATATGGATGAGCTAAAGCAAACTTATATCTAATAAAGTCCATTAAATTAATTGGATCACCATTTTCATCTACACCTACTTCTAATTTAGTACCCGTATTCTCAATAGTTAATGACATATCTTGAAAATACTTTTTAACTTCTTTTTGAAAGTTAACATCAGAGGAATCTATTCCTATGATACCTGGTAGGTATTTTTTTTGTTCACCAAATGTTAGTCCGGTGTTTGTATCACCACTAACAGAAAACGTAGACCCTATCTTTCTTTTTGCCTCAGCATATACTTCGTCAGGCAAGTTAGTAGCGTTTGGTCTTCGCTTTATTATTACTTGTTTCATATTTATAAAAATTAAAGGTTAATAATCAGAAAGAAAAGGGGACGTTTGTCCCCTCTCTTCTGAAAAGAAATTTATGATTTCACACACTCTAAGTGTAAACAATTTGTAGCTCTTCTGATTGCAATACCAGTTTCTTTCATAAAGTGAACTGATGCACCGTCTACATCGTTTGCTCTTAGTGAGTTACCACCCGCAAATCCTGGAGGAACAGAAGCACCAGCTACTGCCCATCTTACTAGCTCTCTACCTTTTCTAGAAATCATTTGAACGTTAGTTTCTCCATCATATGTTGACATATCAAGGAATAACATTCTATATGATTCTAGTGGTAAACCAGAAACAGGATGTTTTGGACTGTTAAGTGCTCTCGCACCGTGATCGAATAAAGGTAAGTATCTTACTGAGATCACATGTCCATCAATATGCTGGTAAGAAGTGAAGTAACCTCCTAATTGTAGGTTAGATCCACTACCAGAAATAAAGTTAGATGGGTCTGTGTTCTTAATGTAAGTTCCAGAACTGATCTCGCTCTTCATAGCGTTATCAAATTCTTCCATACCACCGATTCCTGTAAACAACACAATGTTCATTTGCTGTGCATCAGAAGCACCATATAGTGCATCTCTTACTACAGATTTGATCTTGTTAGTTGTTAGTGAAGAATACGTATCAACGTTAGGAATTTGCTCAATAACTCCTGCTCCGATTGGAATAGGTTTGTTATTGTCATCCTTCAAATTAATAGTACCATCTGAAGATCTGTTGTACTTAGAATACCACAGAGCATACTCTGTTTCTTCTTTCCATCTCAGCATGTGCTGATACTCTTCAAAGTCATACCATAGATTTGTTTTTCTACCATCTACATTAAACTCGAAGTTAACCACTTTGTCAGGCATGTTACCTTCATATCGGTAAGATTTTCTGATTAAAGAGATTTGGTTTCTCATTTTAGATGGAGCAACCCAATTACTTTCGTTACCAACTGATCCGGAGATAGCAGTAGGTGCAAATAGTTGTACCCATTTTTTACCTGCTACATTACCACTGGATACTGAATCAGATCCATCAGCTGTAACTAATTGTAGAGTATACACCCAACCTCCGCTTGATTCAACGGGATCAGTCATTACTCTTGCTTGGATTCCTTCTTCACTTTCAATAATGTATTGCTTAATGAACCATTTTTCATTGAACTTTACTTTAAATCTTGTGAAGTTAAGACCTGAACCGCTCACTAATGAACTTGATTCTACAGTCTTGTTAATTCTACCCATTACTGGATAGTCATACTCAATGTCGTTGATGTACTTGATAGCTCCCTGTCCTTCAGTTAGGAAAGATAGAGGAAACCTCTTGTCTTCTCTTCCTGCTAGATGAGTTATTACCGGTGACAGTACATCAGGCTGAGTTAAAAGGGCGTTCGCTAATGAGTTCTCATCAGTCATACCCTCAGCGTTGAAAATGTCTTCGTATAAACGAAGCTTTTTTAAATTATCTGCTGCCATGATAAAAAAATTAAATTAAAAATTAAAAATTAAACTTATCCTAATAACTTATCTAAAGAAGGAATTGTCGGTCTCTTGCTAGTTTTATTAAACCCTCCTTTGTTACCCTTCATTCTTCTGGTTGCAGTTTGCGTATTTGATTTTAATTTAGCTTTCAAATTCACAGCTTGCCTTGTGGTTGCTTTGGTATTTATTAACTTCGACAAATCAAGTCCCTTATACATAAGGTATTCCATAGCAAGTATGGATTCTTGATCTAGCTTTTCTCTGTCTATAATTCGTTGGCTTCTGCCTTGTTGATCAACTGGGACCGACATCCAATTATAGAATTTCTTTTTGTCTGCTTCTGGAATAGTAAATTCTTTTAATCTACCTTTATTGATAATAGTACCAATATTATTCCAAGTCTCTTTGGTTTGCTGTGCTACAATTTTAGCATCTTCTTCCTGCTGTTTCAGTAAAGCTTCTTTTGCATTTGCTTGTGCAACTGCTAGTTTTTTTACTGCTCTTCCAGCATTTTTATACAGTATTTTAGCATCTTCATAGTCTTGAATAGTATCTGTTACCTCTTCTGGTTCATAACCTTGAGATACTAGAAATGTTTCTAAGACTTTTCTTTGCATTCCCAAATCTTTTTCATTCAATTCTAGCTTAGAGAAATCAATCTCTTTTGCTGCTACCTCAAAATATTTATCTGGATCTCCTCCTGATACTCTATAATTAAGGTATTCTTGAATGTCTGGGAAAGCTGAAAATACTTGTTGAAACTGTTCTTCTGCCATCTTTGTAGCTGCTTCCTTAGTAACTCCGACAATACCATCGTAATCATCACTAAATTCTCCCTGAATATCATATCCTAGTCTTTCTACTAGTGTTGATATTATTGAGGGCTCTGAATCTGTCTCATTAGACTCAGTGTTCTCAGCTGCTTCTTCTTTTGCTACTGGTTCTTCTAATTCTTCTACAGGCTCTTCTGCAGATTCTTCAGGTTTAGACTCTTCTTGAGTCTCCGGTGTTTCTGTTGTTTCTTTTACCTCTTCAACAGTGTCTTCTACAGGTTTTTCTTCTTCTTTTGGATCTGTAGAATCCGGTATTTGTTGATCATCTAATAACTGACTTACAGTAACTTTAGATAGATCTAGGTTCTCATCTTTACTCATTGTTACAAAATTAATTAAATTATACTAGTTTTTCATGTTTATCTACACAAGGGTTAACACCTTTATATAGGTTACTTTTGCCCTTTTTGGGCTGCTAACTGTTTATTAGCAATTTCTTTTTTATCGTTAAGCTCTTTTCTTTTTAAATCAAGCTTTTCTCGTTCTAATCGAACACGTTCTAAATCAACTGCATCATTAATTCCGTTGTCGTTCATATCTTGATCTACAACTTTAGCTGCAATTTTCATCTCTTCGATGTCCATTTTAGCGTCTCTGTCTAGTTGATTTTGCTGAGCTTCAAACTCTCTATCTGCTTGTTTATCAGCCATTTGTGCTTGTTGTGCCATTTGTGCCATCTCTTGCTGTTGTTTAGCTTGAGCTGCTTGTAGTTCTTTTTCTTTTGCATCTACCTCTGCTAACTTTTCTTTTATCTTACTAAAGTTAGTTCCTTCTAAGATTTCTGCAATTGTTACAGGACTACTACCGTTTTGTGCAAATGATAAAGTAAGTTGCTTTAATGCTCTTAATTTATCTGCTTCTATAGAATTATTCTTAACAAATACACCAAACTCAGCTTCTTGATATAATCCAGGATCTATATCTAACATTGCTTCTCTAAAATCACTTGTTACATATTGTGTTTTTAATCCTTCTTGCCATGCTACTTTAGAAGTATCTAGTAAACCACTAAACTCTCGTTCTACTAGTTTGTCAAATCTTCTAAACATTTCTTCAGTTACAACAGAAGATTGGAATACCGCTCTTTCAGTTGCACCTATACCATCTGATGCTTGTACTTGTCCTTTACGTTGTCTTGATACCCCTATTAGTTCTTCCCATTCTTGTTTAATTGCTTGTAATAGTTGGAATTGAGAAGCTATGTATTGACCCAAACTCATGTCTAACACCTGGAACTGGTTGAATGACACCCTCTCACCACGTTTGCCTTCTGCAGTGGAGTCTATGAAGGCAAAACCCATTGCATCTGCATAGTACATGAACTTCTCTTCATCCCAACCGTGTCTTTTAGGAATTGTGTTCATTTCCATTAACATGATCTTATCTTTGTTTTTAGCTATAGATAATTCTAGTCTATAATGAAATATATTATAAAGGATTTGGTAGGGTACGCCCATAGATACAACCGATACTTGTTCTGAATGTCGATTTGAGTAGATTCTTCCGTTGTAGGGGAGTTTACAAATGGAAAGATTTGACATTTCATTACGTTGTACCTGATGTGGTCTAATATTCACGAAGATATCACCGTCTATTCGGTACCCTTCCCAAACCTGATTAACCCAAAAATATTCTATAGTCTCATTATTATCCGGATCTACTTTGTATGTTTCATCGACAACAACTGATTGTTCTTGTCCTAATTCATCATAGTAAGTAAGTATTCCTACACGTGCGAATGATTTCCACACGACATGTAGTACTTCCGCAAACCTTTCTGTGTCTTGTGACGAATAGTTTGCGTTAAACGGAGAGATATATCCCATGCTTTTCTTTTGAGATGGAGTTTCTAGTCTATCTATATCTGCTGGTTTTAGAACATCATAAAAACTATCTACAATAGCATTGACACTCATTATTTTTCTTCTTACACACCAATCACCATCTTCTATAAACTGAATATCAGGAGATTTTTCATAATCTACATCTAAAGGAGATACTATTTCATATTCACAGTCATTCATACACACATCTTTGTATGTATAACACTCTCCTGCAACAAGCCAGTCAAAAAAAGCAGTTTGAAATTGATCAGGTAATTCTAGTCTATCTATTAAATAATCTAGAGCTTCTTGACCCATAATAGCTCTTATATCTTTGTAATTAGCGTATATTTCTTGTTCTAGTTCTCCTAATTGAGGTAAATCTTCAGTAGGCATTCCTGTTTCTACTCCTAATTCATTAAGATCATTAATAAACTTTTGTTCTAAGTATTTTTTTAATTCATCTTTTAGTAAAGTCTGTTGCATAGATTGCATATCAGAATTACGTACAACTACTTGATGATTAGTAGGTCTTTTTGCTTTTTCACCTAGTAAAAGATCTACAATAGGTTTAATAATATTGTAATTACGAAGTCTAGCTGGAAATCCTTTTGTTTTATGTTTTTCTGAGTTGTATGGATTTATTACATAGTTGTAATCATTCTCATTTAGGTTACCATTGTATGCATCGTAGAATTTATGCATAGTGGATTTGTGTTGATTAGAAAAGTGACTTCTATCAATATATGCGTTCATTGAATTTTTCCCCCACTCCTTAGTCTTCCGACTACGTGGAAGTTTCTGCTTAGGAATACTACTCATATCTTTTACAAATTACTGAAAAAATCTTCTATTAAAAAACGAATCATTGCTTTCTTCGTATGCTTCTTCCATCTCCTTATTATAGAGATCTTTCATATGAAACATA